ATAATAGTCCATATATTGAAATTTATGGGGGGGGAGATAAAGTGGCTAAAGAGTTTGCCTTATATAAGGGCGAGGAGCTTGTCACTATAGGGACCATAGAAGAGATAGCAAAATCAGAGGGAGTAAAGAAAGAGACTATAAAATTCTATGGTACTAGATCATACAGGGATAGGCTAGATAATAGAAAAACTAAACAGGCAAAGATATTAATACCACTAGACTAGGAGGAAGATATGAAAAGAGTTATTAAACTACTACCTTTTATGGCTCTAATAGCAGTCATGATTACTATACAGAATGACTTAGAGATACAGGTATCTTTAATGCAGAGGGAGATAGCAGAACTAAAAGACCAGGAGTCAGAGCTGCAGAGGGAGAATAGGATATATAAGGCAGCTAAGGAGAACATAGAAAAAGATATAATAGCACTTAAACTCTATATTGAAGACCTTAAAACAGAAAACAAGGACCTTAAGGTAGAAAATGACGACCTTAGAACTATAAGGGCTAAGCTAACAGCCTATAGTCCTTATGATAATGTAGATGGCCAACAAGCAGAGGGAGATCCTTCTAAGACTTCTATAGGTAAGACAGTAGGAAGAGGAATAGTGGCAGCTGATCCAAAAAAGCTGCCCTATGGGACCATCTTAGATATACCTGGATGGGGTGAGGTGGAAGTAGGGGACACTGGAGGAGCCTTAAGGCGAGACAATAAAAACATAAGATTAGACCTATACCATAATACTTATATAGAGGCTATGGCCTTTGGAGTCCAGGATAAGGATGTAAAAATAGTTAAATGGGGAGGGGAATAGTATGGCTTGTGCTGTATGTATAGTATGTGGGCTACCACTAGGCTGAGATGATTATGTTTGTCCCAGGTGTGGACATGTAGTGGAGGAGGACTAATGGAGACCATAATAGAAATAGCTATAGGTATATTTGCAGGTTATTGTAGTTGTTACTTTATCAGCATGAAGACAGTAAACCTGGAGCCGATCCAGGTAATAGAGAAGTGGCTAAGAATTAAACATATAAATTTATTGAGGGGGAGACTTATGGGAGATAACAAAGACAGACATTTAGCAGTATGTGAGGAACTTAATGAGTTATACCAGGAGAAAAATATCAGATATGGTAATAGTTTTAGTGAACTATTTGCAATCATGGAGATGGATTATGTAGTACCTAGACTCTATGAGAAGGTTAAAAGGTTATTAGAACTAACCAGGAGTGATTTAGATGGCCTGGATGAGAGCATAGAGGATAGCCTAAGAGACCTGGCTAACTATTCAATTATGACATTAATGGAACTTGAAGGGAGAGACAAGTAAAATGAAAGTAGAACTAATCCAAGCAACTCAAAATTCAAAGGATCTAATAACAAGAGCAGCATCTATATGCTATGGGAGAGAAGAGGCTAAATACCCAGACAGACTATTAAAGAGCATATATAATCTAGGCCATCATAGTGTACTGGAGCATGTATATTTTACCTGGAAGATTGAAGGTATAAGCAGAGCCTGCCTAGCCCAATTAACTAGACACAGACATGCCAGCTTTACAGTAGAGAGCCAGAGATATACTAAATACAGAGCAGGTATAGACTATGTAGTACCAGATGAGATAGCTGCCATTAAATCAGATAAAGCAGAGTTTGAGGTTTATATGGAGTCAGTCCAGAACTATTATAACTACCTAATAAGTACAGGGCATAAGGCAGAGGATGCAAGAGCAATACTACCTAATGCCACAGTAACTAATTTATACATGAGCTGCAATCTGATTTAATGGCAGCTAATCCATCTCCACTCAGTTAGATCTGCCAAAGGAGCCCAGCAAGAGATAAAGGACTTGATAAACAAAATGACAGAGCTAGTGATAGAGAATGAGCCAGATCTTGCCTTTATGTTTAAGGAGGTAGAATAGATGAGATTAAGAGACTACCAGGAACATTCTAAAAGGACATTAAATAAGGACCTAAAAGAAAAAGAGCAGTTAGCTAACATGATCATAGGCATAATGGGCGAGAGTGGCGAAGTAGCAGACATAATTAAAAAATCACTATACCAGGGCCATGAGTTAGACAGGGAGAACATAGCAGAGGAGATAGGAGATATAATGTTTTATATAGTAAACCTATGTAATGTATTAGATCTGGACCTGGAGACCTTAATAGCCAATAACTATTATAAACTACTGGAGAGATACCCTAATGGGTTTGAAGTATCTAGGAGTGTGAACAGATAAGACTAGGAGGGGTAGAGGTGAATGTAATAGAGATACTAGAAATAAAGAAAGCAATAGAGTTAATAGGTAAAGCCTTAAGGGAGGCAGAGAGCAAAGACCTGGAGCAGGCTAAGGATATACTAGAGGGTCTGATAGAGTTTAAGGACATAGCATTAGACAAGAGGTGGCCATATGAATAAAGAAGACCTAAATAGTATCATAAGATTAAATGACAGGATAGAGTCTAAACTTAGACAGAAAGATGAGCTTAAATCTACTATGTATAACATAGGCAGCATAGACTACAGCAAGGATAGGGTACAGACTTCTAAAGTTAATTCTACAGAGGACCTAATAATAAAGATAGTGGACTTTGAGGAAGAGATAACTAGGTCCATAGATAGGCTGATAGATTTAAAGCAAGAGGCCAGCAAGGTAATAGATCAGATAGATGGGGTCTATGGAACAGTGTTAGAGATGAGGTACTTAGAGTGTATGAGGTGGGAGGAAATAGCCTACAGACTTAACTACAGCATACAGCATGTATATAGATTACATGGACAGGCTTTACTAAAACTAAAAGATGAGAGTAAATGTTAAAAGTATCTGTGCTATAATGGTATTATGGAAAAATTGCATAAATGGATAACTGAAAAAACCTCCTTTCTTATATTTTTATAGTGGGACATACCAGATATTTGGTGTGTCCCATTTACATTCACAGGAGGGATAATGTGAAAATAAGCATAAAATATCTTAAGCATTTAGAGAGGCCCTGGTTAATTAAGAGAGTAGATGGTACTTATGAACAGCATGCCCATTGCTTTACTAAGAAGGATGCAGAGAAGATAAGACAGCTAATAGACATAAATAAATATCCATACTCTAAGGAATATAAGACAGCCATGCAAAGAATACTGACAGAGGAAGAGTTTAAAAACTTAGATAAGAAACAGAGGTATTACAATGTGCAAAGGGGTGTGAGATAATGAACTGATATGGGGGTGGTGATATGGAGAAGAGAAAACTAACAATAAAGCAAAAGAAATTTGCAGATGAGTATATAAAAACAGGTAATGCTTATAGGTCTGCCAAGAGTGCTGGGTATAGTGAAAACTATGCAAAGGGCAATGTAATTAGATTGTTGGAGAATGAGAGTGTAAAAGCCTATGTAAGCCAGAAGATGAAAGAGATAGAGGATAGTAAGATAGCAGATGCCAAAGAAGTCCTGGAGCTATTAACTTCTATAGCCAGAGGAGAAGTAACAGAAGAGGCTACTTTATTATCTGGCAATGGTATGCAGGAATTAGTCCCTAAGAGTGCTGATATAAAAGACAGGATAAGAGCTGCAGAGCTAATAGGTAGGAGGTATGCTCTATTCACTGATAAAATGGAAGTAGAAGGGAACATAGGGGCAGTAATTATAGATGATGTCCCAGATGAAGATGAGTAAGGTTAGGCTAACAGATCTAATAGCTCCTAGTTTTTATAAGGTTTATAACTCCATAAAGAAAAACCTATTTACCCATTTCTGGCTAAAAGGTGGTAGGGGATCCACTAAATCATCCTTTGCAGCAGTGGCCATAGTCCAGGGAATAATGAGAGATGGGGCAGAGGGTAACCATACCAATGCCATTATCATTAGGAGATATGCCAATACCCTAAGCAGCTCTGTAGTGGAACAGATTAAATGGGCCATAGAGAAACTAGGACAATCCCATTTATGGATCATACCACAGGCTAAGTTAGAGTTTACTTATAGGCCCACAGGTCAAAAGATTATATTTAAGGGGGCAGATGATGAGGATAAGCTAAAATCATCTAAGTTATCTAAAGGATATTTTAAATATATCTGGTATGAGGAGCTTGTACAATTTGAAGGTATGGAGAAAATAAGGTCCCTAAACCAGTCTCTAATGAGAGGTGGCCATGACTTCATAGTACTTTATACATTCAATCCTCCTAAGAGTGTTAGGAGCTGGGTAAACACTGAGAGCCAGATTACCAGTGTAGACAGATTAGTCCATCATTCAGATTACCTATCAGTCCCTAGAGACTGGCTAGGCCTCCCATTCATATTAGAGGCAGAGCATTTAAAAGAGGTCAATCCTACAGCCTATGAACATGAGTACCTGGGAGAGGTAACTGGTACAGGTGGAGAGGTATTTAACAATGTTACTATAAGACCTATCACTGATGAAGAGATAGCCAGGTTTGATAGAATTAAAAGAGGCCTGGACTTTGGGTTTGCTAGTGATCCATTACATTACACAGAGTGCCATTATGATAGTACTAGGAGAAGGCTATTTATATTCTTTGAAATCCATAAGGCAGGGCTTAAGAACAGATTAGCAGTTGATGAGATAAAGAAACAGAATAAAGATAATAGACCAGTAGTGGCTGATAGTGCCGAGCCTAGAACTATTGCAGAATTTAAGGACCTGGGCTTAAGTATTACAGGAGCTAAAAAGGGGCCAGGCAGTGTAGATCATGGAATGAAATTCTTAGAAGACCTGGAAGAGATAATTATAGATGATAAGAGATGCCCTAATACAGCCAGAGAGTTTATTAATTATGAACTGGAAAGAGATAAGGAAGGAAACTTTAAGGCAGAATATCCAGATATAAACAATCACAGTATAGATGCTATCAGATATGCCCTGGAGGCAGATATGAGAAATAGAAAATTAAAGACATTGAATAAAGGCAGAATAGGACTTTAAGGAGGGTGAAATATGGGAGAGTTTGAAAAAGGTGGAGATTTTAAACCTAAAATCATAGAGAGGGCTAAGCCTATTTACATGGATGAGGAGCCTAGTCCTGCCCTGGTGCTTAAATTAATTGAAAACCATAGGAGAGGTAGCCTAGATAGATTTAAAAGGTTACAGGCCTACTATGAGGGCTACAATGATATATTAACGAGGACTAAGACAGATGATACTAAGCCTAATAATAGACTGGTATCTGGCTACCCTAGTTACATTGTAGATATTATGCAGGGGTATTTTGTAGGTAAGCCTATCACTTATACCTCAGAGGATAAGGACCTAATAGAGGACATACAAGACATTTATAACTACAATGATGAACAAGACGAAAACTCAGAGCTGGCTAAGATGGCAGGAATTAAAGGTAAGTCCTATGAGGTAGTTTATATTGATGAGGATGTAAATATTAGATTTAATGAGATTGATGCTGACAATGTGATTATGGTATTCGATACTAAGATTAATCCAGAGCCTAACTTTGCTATCATAGTTAATTGGGGATCTAAGCTAGATGATGTTATTATCTCTCCATTAACAGCTACAGTCTATACAAGAGATAAGATCCTGCATTACCAGCAGGGAGAGAACGGCCTAATCTTAATAGATGAGGAAGACCATTACTTTGACCAGGTACCTATCATAGAATTTTTAAATAATGATGAGGGTATTGGAGACTTTGAAAGAGTTATCTCTCTGATAGATGCCTATGATAAGGCTAATAGTGATACTGCTAATGACTTTGAAGAGTTTACAGATGCCTTTTTATACCTGGTAAACCTATTTGGTACCACAGATGAAGACATTGAGAAACTTAAAAAAGACAAGGTCCTATTACTGGATGAGGATGGCCAGGCTGGTTGGCTAACTAAAAACATAAATGATACAGCCATAGAGAACTACAAAGATAGGCTCAATGGGGATATAATGAGATTTGCTAAGGTACCAGATGTATCAGATAATAACTTCTCTGGTAATGTATCTGGGGAGGCTATGAAATATAAACTATTAGCCCTGGACCAGGTAATAGCCACTAAGCAAAGGAAATTTAAGAGAGCCCTACAAAAGAGGATAGAGCTTATTTGCGTTTATTTAGCTATTAAAGGCAAGCAATACGATTATAGGGAGTTAGATATTAACTTCACTTATAACAAGCCAGAGAATGAAAAAGAGGCAGTGGAAATGGCTATCCAGATGTTAGGCATTACTAGTTTATCTACTGCCCTATCCAGAGTACCTGGAGTGGATGATGTGGAGTTAGAACTGGCCAAGATAGAAACTGAAAAGAATAGTTACCTAGACTTAGATAGTTTACTGCCTAGAGATGAGACAGAGAGGGAAGGCCTAGAGGGTGGTCAAGATGAAGAGGATTAAGCAGCTATTATGTAGACATGAATGGGAGCACTTAATCAGACCTAATGATTTTTTCTCTTTAATGATATGTAGTAAATGTGGGAAGGCAGAACAGCATAGACCTAACAAAAGATATATATTCACTAAGAAGGCTAACAGGTTATTATATTGCTGGTGCCCTAATTGCAGGATGGATTTAGTCAAGGATAGCTATGAGGGTCAATACCAGGATATAGTGCATTATAAATGTAGCTGGTGTGGCCATGATAGTAAATGGCTATTTGGCCCTCCAGTACCAATATTGATAGAGGGTGGCTCCCATGAAACTGAATAGAGAATTTGAGAGACTACAGAGACATATAGAGAAAATGACCAGGCATAGAGAGACAACAGTGGCCAGAAACCATAAGAAGGTCCTAGATGATCTAAGATTTAGACTGGCTAAGATTTATGAAAGCTATGAGATTAATGGCCAGCTAACCTATGCAGAGATGGTAAAGTATAATAGGCTGCAGAAACTAGATAAAGAAATAGAGAAGATGATCAAGGACCTCTATAAAACTAATGACAGTCTAGTTAAAGGCCATTTAACAGCCATAGCCAAAGAAACATATAATAAGACCATAGACATTATTGAAGAGGCTGCAGATAGGGAAATAAAAGGAGTGGCCAAGAGTTTTAAAGTAGATAAGACAGTCAATGAACAGATGGCAGGCATAGAGTGGCCAGCCAGGATGGGTAAGCATAGAGCAGATGTTATCTGGGATATTCAAAAGGAAATTAAGCAGGGATTAACACAGGGAGATACCTATAGGACAATGGCCCAAAGACTTAAGAAGGAATTAGAAGTCAGTAACAGCAAGGCCAGGACAATTATTAGGACTGAGAGTGCTAGGGTCCATGCCAGGGCTAAAGAGGAGAGCCTGGATGCCATAGCAAAAGAAGGAGTCAGAATGGAAAAGACCTGGCTCAGCTCTCAGGATGAGAGAGTAAGGTCCACTCATGCAGATATGAATGGAGTTACTGTACCTTATGATGATGATTTTGAAATGCCTGGAGGCTATAGGGCTAAGGGTCCTATGGATGATAGGCTACCACCAGGGGAAGTTATTAACTGCAGGTGCTTAATTACCGTAGACCTGGCTAAAGATAAGCCTGTGGATAACATTGTGGATAACATTGTGGATAGTGGGTATAATGATACTGAGGAAGTAGATGAGGAATTAGGTAAACTGCTAAAAAGTGTGGAGAAGATAGATACTGATAACCTATCTGATAGGAGAGGTATTGCTAAGGATCTACTATCCGACCTAGACCTAAAGGACTTAAAAATAAGTATCAGTAAAATAGATGCTCATGGCCAGTGTGAGTTTAGCCTGGCTCCAGATGGTAAAATGGCTATGCAGAGGTTTGTATTAAATAGCCAGGACCAAAGAAGTGAAAGCCACAGTATTAAAACTTTATTCCATGAGGCCTATCATGCTAAGGCTGATGGTATGTTAGCAGACATAAGATTAGATAGGCATGCATATCTTATGATAGAGGAGACCTTTGCAGAGACCTCAGCCCATTATCTCTATAGGCAGGTAGGGCTGGAGAAGGAAATAGCTGCCTCCTATGCAGAGAAACTAACAGAGATGTTACCTAGACTTAAGCAATTAGATAAGTTTAAGGACTGTACTACCTTTGCAGACTTTGGAGAGATAGCCTGGACAGACAAGCTCAATGGAGTTAATCCTAAATGGAAAGACTTATATAATGAGGCCATGAAGGTAGACCATGATTATAATACCTTTGCTAATAAATATATTAACTATATAGATAAAAATAAAGATGATCTATTAGATGTAATGCTGGATAACATGCCTAGATACAGGAACTATAAATCAGCTATGGCCAATGACTTAGAAAATGCCAAAGGTAAATTATCTGGAGAGATTAAGGGAGACCTATCCTCCAATGAGAAAATGGTATTAGATAACTTAATCACTGTATCTATGGGAAGGCTGGGGGTGAGATAATGGTATATGTACCAGAGGAGTTTTTAACTGATAAAAACAATATGGAAGAAGTCCACAGTATATTATCATTATTAGATAATGACTTAGTGATAGTGGAGGAGGACCTAAGAAATGATGTAGTTAGGCAATTAAGCGATTTAGGGGAACTTAAGATCATAGAGAAATTAGTAGATGGCTTTTTTAGTTTTGGAGCTTAGTGTATAATGCATCCTATGGGGTGCATTTTTATTTAGGAGGGTTAATATTGATACAGGTAACAGTAGATAAATATAAAGGATATAAGGTAGAAGGCCATGCCTTATATGCAGAGCCAGGCAAGGATATAGTCTGTGCTAGTGTATCAGCATTAAGTCAGTCAGTATTATTACAGCTGCATAGTATGGCTGATATAGATTATAGATATACTGATGGCCTGTTAGTAGTTAGGGTAGTAGGTACTGGAAGACCTAAAGAAGTACAGGCCCTACTAGATTTATTAATCACAGGGGTAAGTGAGATAGAAAAACAATACCCAGACCATGTAAGATTAAATTTTAAGGAGGAGTAATTATGTTTAAGTTACATTCAACTTTAAGGACTGATGAGGACTTAAAGGGGACTAACAAGCTAGTATTTGATTTACAGATGTTTGCAGATGGTGAGG